ACTGACCACGCAATAGTCCATTTCTTACTGTTTGAACTAAGTCATTTTCACTAGTTACTGATCCTGCAACATTTACAACTACATTTGTTGTTCCACCAGCCGTTAGACCTTTAAAGCCTGAACTTGCTGACATAACTCCTTGCATTGATCTCATTCTAAACTTTTCATCATAGTCCATTGCATCTGCTGCTGCTTGTGCTGCTGCTGCATCCGCAGCCTCTTTAGCCTTAAACGCTGCTAGTGATGAAGCCTGCTTTGCTGCTGCTTGTGCAGCCTCTGCTGCTCTGAGTTGGGCTGCTATGGATGCTGCTCCAATTGCTCCAGACTCTTGTGATGCAAGTGCACTTGGAGTAACTCCTGCTGCAGCCTTCGCTGCTCCTGCTGTATCTCCTGCTGCTTTTGCTGCAGCGTATGCTGATGCTGCCTTTGCAGAATCTTCTGCATTTTTCTTTGCTAATGCATCTGCAACTGCGTTGTCTGTAAATGTTCCATTCTTTCCTGGAACTACAGGCACAACTACTGGAGGAACTACTACTGGTGTTCCACCAGTGCTTCCTTTAAGTGCTGCAAGATAAGCATTTAATGCATTAAGAGCATTTGTCCAACCAAGGGCTGCAATGTCTCCAGCACTAAGAATAGTACCAGATGCATCTACCTTACCACCAATCTTGATGATATAGTCAACAACTTGCTGTGTAGTTAGGCCCCACTTAGACTTTAGGTTTTCAATTTCCTTGTCATCAAGTTTGCCATCACCAATCTTTGAGATAAAGTCAGCATATTTCAATGCTTCGTCTTTAGTCAGACCCCATTTCTTCATGAGGTTGGCTATTTCTAGATCAGATAGTTTGCCATCATTTAGAGCAGCAAAGAAATCTAAGTACTGTTCTGCTTGAGCCTTGGTGATACCCCATGCCTCTGCAAGTTTATCAACTTCAGTCTGATCTACCTTCTCATCCTTGATAGCAAAGACTGTAAATATGTATGACTTGGCTGCATCTACTGTTAGTCCCCATTTTTTAGCAAGGAGTTCAATTTCAGTGTTAGATAGTTTTTCATCTGCAAGAGCCATCAAAAGATCTGTATATCTTTGAGCATTCATATTCAATGCTTGGAAAAGAGCAAGTTCGTCTTTTCGCATTTGAATTCTTTTTGCCAATGAAGCATCTGCATCTTTTTGCTTTGCTTGTAACTTCTCTACTGCATTTAGTTGAATATTTTCATATTCTGCTGGATCAGTTAACTTAACGCCATACTTCTTTTCAAGAGAAGCCTTTAGTTTTGCATTCTTTGCTTCTATTGCAGCAGTCTTCTTATCATTTGCTGCCTGTCTAGCCTGTATTGCTGCTAGTCTTTTATCTCTTTCTAATTTGTCTTTGGCTGCTTTTGCAGCAACTTCTGCTTTGTACTTCTCTGCTGCTGCTCCACCATAAATCTGCTTTGTTAAGTCTGTTGTCTTTGTTGCAGCCTTATCAGTTGAATCATTGTAAGCATCCATACCCTTTTTAATTGCAAAGGCACCTATACCTACGGCAGCCAAGGCTGCTGCTGCTGTGGCAACGCTTACACCTGCTGTTGCAAATGCCACTGGAATTGCTGCAATTGCTGCTCTTGCTCCCATTGCTGTAAATGCAAGTCCTAATAGACGAATAGCAGTAATTACTTTGCCAACTGACTTAGCAGCAAAAATCATTGGGTTGATTATAAATTTATTTATTACTGGTTGCATTAGTTTTGCAGTACCAATAACAACTTGGAATTGAGCAGCAAGTCCTGCAAAATAAGGAATGGCACCAAGAGCAAGTAAGAAATACTTATATTTTTCAATAATTTTTACAAGTTCTAATGCATTCTTTACTATAGACTCAATGTATTTTACAGTTGTTCTAAAACTTTCTTGTAGTTTTCCTTCATTTGCTGCTACCCACTCTTCAATAGCAGGAAGAACATCTGTTCTAATATACTCTGCAAATTCTATTACTACAGGCAAAAGGGCATATCCAAGAGTCTCTAACACTTCTCCATATGCTAATTGTAGTTTCTTTAATGGGTCAGTATCTCCTAGTGTCTTTGCTGATCCCTTATATGTCTTATCAAGGAATACTAATGCTGCTCCTAGGTCTTTATTCTTAACAATATTAGCATCTAGTGTAGGAACTAACTTCTTAAGTGCCGTGAAATTTCCCTGGGTTGCCTTGGCAATTGCTGCTGAGACTGAACCTAAATCTTTTCCGCTGCCTGCTGCAGTATCAAGTGCAACACTTTGCAAATCCATTGCAGTTGTAACATCACCAGTTGCTAATGCTAGTTGGCTAAAACTTGCTCTCAACTCTGTGTCAGACACATTTGCAAGCATCTGTTGCTTGGTTATATATTCTTCTACTGACTTAATTGTTGCATCTGTAGCACCAGTAACATTTCTTAAGTTATTGGCAAGAATTGCTTGAGACTTTGAATCTTCAATTGCTGCTTTAACTGCGTCTGTACCAATTTTAACTGCCATGGCAGCAGTGGCTACACCTACAGCAGCAAAAGCCTTAGTTGCTCTTTTACCAAAAGCATCAATTCTTTTACCAAGTTTAGCAATATCTTTTTGAGCAGCCTTGCTACCTTTATCAGAGTACTGGGTAAGGATTCTGGCTACTACTGCACCTACTGCCATATTAGCCACGCTCCTTTTCTAAATTCTTTTGTAAGGTTGATTTAGCATCGTTTAGTGCTTTCTCAACATTTCTTTCAATCTTGTCTTTATCTCTATCAACTATCTTCCAGATTAATCTTGATGGAGAGAATGTTTCTCTATTTAAATTACTAATAAACTTATTTTTACCAGCAGACCTATTTGTTCTACCAGCCAATTCATAAACAACACCTGCTGCAGATTTATTCTTTAATGCACCTGCAGATGTTGTATAGTCTCTACGAACTTTACGCTCAGCCTTTGTTACTGATATGCCTGATTTAATAATACTCTGATCCCATGCAGGCCATCCAGCACCACCACGAGAACGAGGATTAGCAGGTGGCGTAGTGGCCCATCCACTTAATGGAGGATCACTACTAACAAGTGCCTGTGCATCTTTCTTGGCTGTACCAAGTTCACTATTAATAACCTTGGTAAAGTCACGCACAGCCTGCTTGTCAAATGACTCTAGTGCTTTTAGTGTCTCTTTTAATCCAGTTAACACTATTGCATCTTTTGCCATTATCCACCTGCATCCTTGCTTTTTTGTTTTAAGTAAATAACGATTGCCTCAAGTACACCGTCTGGTGCATCAAGTAAATCAGTGGGGCTGAGCCCCGTTTCCACAGAAATCATTGCTAACGAATATGTTAGGCTGTCTCTGTGGATTCTAAATTTGGGTCTACTACCAACTCAACACTATCTAATGTGTCAAGAAAGCCATCGCCCCAAGGTTTTACAACCTTTCCACTGTCCTTCAATGCACTCCATGCAAGGAAGTAGATGTGTTCTAGTTTCTGATCTTCGCTGAGCAGTTTTGCAAAGCCTTTGTTAAACTTTTGCTCAAACGATACTATTGATCTTGGTCTTAGAGGAAGCGTTCCTTCAAACCCGTCAGTAGTTTTTACCTTTATGTGTAGTCCGTCCATTTTCGTGCCCCTTTTCTAGGTTATATTATTGTTTTTGTTATTTCGCCATAAATTGGCCAGTCAACCGTGACTGTTGCTAGTTCTCCTACGCTACCTGAAAGTGGAGTCCACTCTGAGATAAGCACCTGAAAACTATATTGAGGATTTGTAGCACTGACAGCAGCATTTACTGGTCTGACAGTACATGAAACCCTTAGTCCTCTGTTGGGATATATTACAGATTCAAGTTGCGATACACCAAAATCTTGCTGTAGTTCAAGACTTAAGGTATTTTCCTCAAGTCCTGCAACCATCTTCTTTGCAATATCACCCATTTGTGTGACTTCAACCAAGTCATAAACTGTACCAAAACTTACTGAGGTGCAATGATCTGAAACATCAAAGCCATCCAATGTTATTCTGGGATTAGTTAAGACTAGTTTAGACACTTGTTATTAAACCGTCTTTGTAACTACGCCAGTGATTGGCCATGTAACAGATGCAGTGGCTAGTTCGCCTACAGCACCGTTTAATGGTGTCCACTCTGAAATCACAGCATTAAATGCGTATGAAGGATTTGTTGCTGATGCAGATCCATTTACTGGTAGTACAGTAATTGGTGCAACTGTACCCAATAGTGGATAGATTGTTGCTTCTACTGATGAAGCATCAAAGTCCTGGTGGAACTCAAATGTTACTGAGTTATCAACAAGTCCTGCTACACGAGTCTTTGCTGCTAGTGGAACATTTCCTGCTGCTCCTGATACGCCTGCGAATGCAGTTGTCTCAACAACATCATATGTGCTTCCAAGAGTTACTGATGCGATGTGATTTGAGAGATCTACTGCTCCAATTGTCACTTCAACATTCGTTAATACTAATCTTGCCATGTTATTTGTCTCCTTGTTCGTTATTTACTGAGTTAAAAACAGGAAATTCTTCTTCCTGCTGTATTGCTGGTACTTCTTTTACTGCTGGTGTTACCTTTGCTGCATTTGCGGCTTTGATGTGACCTGCTGCAAGAAGATGTTCAACATTTCCTCCTGCACTAAGTATATCATCTTTGGTAAGTTTCTCATCTTTTACCTTACCGCAAACTTTTGAGTTTGAGATTACTGTATATTCCATTGCTTCTCCTTAGCCCCAAATTGTGAGGTTATAGCGATATGATAAGAAAGACTGCTCACCAGAAGTATAAGTGCCACTTTCAGCAGTTATAACTCTGAGTGTATCAACAAGGCCACCTAGTGATCTGTCTGACTCTAAAGCAGTTTTGATTGAACCACTACCACTTCCAGCCAGGAAATTATCAAGTTTGTCTTGCCCACTTCTTACTGATATTCTTTGTACAATCACAAATATATCAACAGATGCTTGGTCTAAGCCACGAGCATTGTCAATATCAAATGTGAAATCTAGTTGTCCTACTACTGCACATGGCGGAAC